TGCGATTCTTCTGATTGACTCTCGTCGAGTGGTTGAGTTTCCTCATCCGTTTGAACAGCCTCTAAGCTCTCACCTTCTGGCTGCTGTTGCTCTTCTTCTTTGGGTGTCTCTAATGATTCACCGGTTAGAAGTGATGCAATTTGATTGACAGGGTTATCAACGCTAGTTGAGTTATCCATCTGTGTTACCTCTTATATCATTAATTAACGAAAATGTTAAGTCTTTTAAAATGCTGGTCTTAGCATATATTGACTCGCGCTCTTCTGGTGTCTTGCTGTTTATAAACTGCTTATATAGTTTGGCTCCGACTCTCGTCCTTGCCTCTTCTACCTTAAGTATCAATTTATCCTCTAAGTTAGGCTGCATTCTAATTCCTCCAACGTAACCCCGTGAACCCAAATACAAACAATATCATCTTTTGAATAAACAACATTATCAGCCTTTACACTGCCATTAACGCCAGCTATATCACCCGCCTTAACCTTTCCCCTTCCTCGGTTCCAGGTCAATTCGCGTTTAGCAGAGTTGTAATTGAACAATTCCTTAGCTCTCGCCTTCGTCAGTTTCTTCTCGTTCGCTTTCGCCTCGTTCATTATGCATTTGCCTCATCGATTCAATTTCTAGTGCCTGGGTTGCGCTGCCTACAATCTTAGCCTCATCTACCTCAGCATCAACGTCTGTCTTATACTTATCCATGCCCAACTTCTTATAAAGCTCTTCATACTTGAATGTAATCTCTTCTCTAAGCTTCGTATTATCAAGCTGCAGCTGTTCTTTATCATTCTCCCAATTGCGCTGAACCTCACCCTCTGCAATCTTAAGCTGCTTGTCTTGTAAGTAGCGGTTGTATTGCTTCTCTTCCTCGGCTGCTTGCTGCTGCATCTGCTGTGCCATTTGCGCGGCTTGCTGTGATTCTGGGCTATTAGGATCTATCAGATACTTCTCAGGGTTATCTATACCACTTAACCGCATGTGATCGATCTTCATTTGATAGAGTTTGCTTTCATCCGTAGTAATACCGCCTTTACCTTGCGCCAATTCACCGCCCGCTTGGATAATAGCCTTCTCAAGCGCAATTTGTTGCACAATCTTCTCGCTGCGTGTTGGGGGTAAAATAACATTGACTTGCTCCCGATCTAACCATTGACTAGGGTTTGTGCTCTGCCATTGACCGCCCATTTTCGCATTCATTTCTTCAGGGAAATAAGCCTTTAAGAACTTATGAACCAGCGAGTAAGTGCTGTGAATAGCTGTTTCTGTAAAGTTACGTGTTATTAATGCGGTTACCTGCTCTAGGTTAGCTACCAAAGTATTAACGCCCTGGTCACCCACGTTAGAAGGCATAGCCATTTGATTAGACTGCATGTCCAGACTTGAGCCTGTGCGCTCTGTTCTTACCTTATCCCAATAGTTAAGGGCTAACTGACAGCTAGGGCCTATATCATGGGGTATGATGTCTCTTGCTGAGTCTAGTGATTCCATACGGCGAACTGCATTAGGGCGACCATTGGTGAAATCGTCCATGTTTACCTGATCTTCTACAACATCAGTCTTATTATGATTGTTTACCAGTGCATTATCAGACCATTGTCTTAAAAAGTGCGTCTTAATATCCTGCACATTCTTTAGCTTGTCATATACAGACAGGCCGTGGAAACGATGGCCCATAAGATAAACCACGCCATTAGCATAAGGCACGTGATCAACCTCAGTTATATCTGACTTGCCGCCCTTAAGCGTTAACAGGTTGTTTCCGCACGTTCTAACCTTCAATAACTCTGCAATTCCATCATCATCCCTATCAATACGAATATAGTGCTCTTCAATCTCGACAATCTGCATACTCTTTTCAGTATTGAAATGGTTCTGCTCGTCGTCTATCTGGTTTCGTGCAGTAGAATCTATCTTGGTATCACTGGTTGAGGGTGGCAATGCGTCTATTGCTGCTCTGTCATAGCCCTCTTCAATCAACTGGCTTTTAGTAGTCCAATACCTTTCAACGCAATAATTGCAGTCATCTAGGTAAGGACTTTTATGCTCTGAGGTAATACTAAAGTTCTCAGGGGCTACCGCCTCAACTATCAGCTTTCTAGTGGTGGTAATACGCTTAAGGTTAAGGTTGCCTTTCTTCTCTTCAAATCGGGTTGTTATAACCTCTTGATTAGGGCCTGTAGGCTGCAGGACAATGAACATTTCCTCTTCTGTCAGGTCTTTGTACTTCTCGACCTCAACATTCTGCTTAACATCAACCCTAACTTTAGTTGTTGAGTTCTTTGACAGTAGCGCATCTTTAAGCAATGTTTCAAACAGGATAAACCCGTTATTACGCTCCATTACTACATAGTTACAGAACGAGCTCTCTATTCTGGCTTGCTGTTCGTCCTGCTCTGATACCGCCTCAAACTGCACTAGGTTATCTTGTTGGAATGATGGCATGATCTGACTAAGCATTGCATCTACCATATCGGCAATATCCATGCTTATCACTTCACTACGGCCCTCTATCTCATCACCTCGGGGCTTGCCTAGATAATAATTTAATGCGTCTGTTCTATCTGCCACTAGCTCATCTGCTGCATATTCTGAGCCGCTAGCCTGGCTTGATTGGTATCTGCATTCGCTGAGTATATCTTCATCTGTTAATTTCATGTTGCCGCCTTGTTCATTCGACTATAGTCAATAGGTTGATTTGTTTTCATCTTCAACTTGTTTGCAAAGCAATATACCAACGAATCAGCTAATCCTGGCGATCTAAGCCCTCTTGCTTTCATATCCTGCTTACTTTCTATCTGTATCTTTGTATTGTTACTGCGCTTTCTCTGTACCCTGGTTAACTCGGCTTTGAGTAACTTCAATTCTTTAACATCACCACTCAATGATATTAATTCGTCGGGGTTGCAATACTCGCCATGCTCAACGGCTCTATATGTGGCTTCAAACCTGTCTCTTAAGTACCACCAATATTGAGCGCGCTTATTGAAGAATACATCTCCGTTTAATCTATCGTCCTTATACTTTGAATTAGGTCTATCTGGTGAATCACTACCACAAAAGCCCTCTATGTATATGTCAGAGTTACCTGATAGCTGCTTAAGCTTGATCTTAGCCCCTGCACCGATACCAATTGAGTCATAGACAAGGTTGGTACACCTGCTCTCATCTGCTGCGTCATACGCCCTTACTGTGGCTTCCTCTAGGTCACCTGTTAACCAGTTTTGGCAATCAGTAACCACAACTCCATGTCTTTTTGAATAAGCTTTATCATCTGAGCCCTTGTCAGCAGGATCAAACCCTAAACTCTTTACGCCTCTAGCCTTAAAGTTAAGCTTCACATGTGCATCTATTGCAGCCTCTACCCATTCAGGTTGAATGATTGAATCTTCATAGTCAGCAGCGCATTCGCCCTCCCATATATGAAGATACTTTTTAAGGCTCTCTTTCTTGCACTTGTCCTTCTCTGCTCTTAACTCTTCAGGGAACCAGCCTAGCTTATCTGCGTCTTGCCAGCCTACTTTACAGACATATACATGATCATCCTCATAGTAACCATTCTTAGTTATCTCATCGATGTAAGGGGCTACAAACTTCTGATACGTGCTGTCCATCTCATCAGCAGGATTAAAGCTTATCCATATCTCACTGCCTGGCTTTCTTATAGTGGGGATTAACAAATCCCATGAATATTCTGTTATCGCCTCTGCCTCTTCACACCATACTATATCTATACCTTCCATTGATTTGATCTTAGTGGTGTTATTCTTCAGGCCTTCAAAGATAATGCCGGTTCCATTCTTACCGGTTATCGTTCTCTGCTCTATATCATAGAAGTTATCAAAGTTTAATCGGCTGGCTGTATCACTTAATAGTTTATGCACAGATTCACGAATAGAGCCTTGTAGCTCACGGGTGCATAATATACGGGTAGGGTTTTGAGCGCCCTTAATCTCTAAGGCTTGCGCGAATGTCCATGATTTTAAGCCACCTCGACCACCAAAGAATATCTTATAGCGTTTAGGCTTAAATAGAGGCTGGAACTTATCAGCTATTGTAACTCTAGTCTTTTGCTGCATTGATGAACTCAACGGCTATGCTGCTGCTTATGTCTAAATCACCGTCTACAGTGACCTCAATCGCTTTAAGTTTAGGGGTTATATATTGAGCTACTTCTTTATGAGCATTAAACCGCATGTCTAATGTGATTGGCATGTTGCCAGTGCCGAAACAAACCTCGCACTCTTCCTTTATATCGTTAGTAAATGTATGACCTTCACCCTTGCATATCTCACACTCAACATCATTGTTTGCAATGGC